TTCGTTTTCTTCTTTAATATAATCAACTAGCATCTGAACATAAATCTCCCTTTCCCAAGGAATCATATTATCCAATTCAGTTAAACTATATTTGTGATGTTGCATCATAGCAAAGTTAACTTTATAATAATTTTCAAGTGACTCATGGGATAGGGCTATCAGAAAAAACTTGCTAGACCCTCAATTACTACTTCACTTGTTACCTTAGTATTTGGATTTGTAACCGAGACTGTATGAGATAATTTTGGCATAGTCTCAAAAAAATTCTGCACCTTCAAAAATTGTTTAGTATCCATTCCTTCTAAAAATTCATTGATTTCTTTTTTAGAAGAATTAGAAGCCTCATATACTTCCTCACCGTCTACGATTTGATCAATACACATAGATGCAATTTCAAACACATCATCAACATCTGATGATGTACCATCAGACATATTATTTTTAATGAATAAATCCATACTTGGATACTTCATTACAACTGACACATCATCATTCATTTTTATAATGTTTGAATGATCTTTAGATTTGTCAACAACAATTTCATCCAAATCAATTTGAACATCTACTGTAGTTTCATTATCATCAGGACAAGTAATCGTAAGGTCTACAGTTTCACCTACAGATTTTCCTCTAATATTTAGAAAGATATATTCAATATCAAACAAAGCAAGACTATCAACTTTGAATCTAGGTGTCTGAATACAGTTAGATAAAATAGTTTTAACTGCGTTTGCCATTTGATTTTCATCCTCAGTTTCCATAGCAAGTAAAAGAATTTTTTCTTCCTTCACTAGGAAAGGTCTGTACTTAATTTTTTTATTAGTAGATGGCACAACCAACTCATAAGTTGGCGTAGAAAGTTTTGGTAACGTCATTACAACTCCGTATAATCTAGAATACTATCTGAAGTATTTATACACCACTTATGCAAGAAGTCCAACCAATGCTTCCACAACATCTAATCCAGATCCACCGTTAATGGGATCTCTAAAGTTAAGTGCAGATGAAGAGTTAAGAGTTGTAGTTGTAAAAGTTTCATACTCGAAACTTACACCCAGTTTTGAGATAGATGTCTCTTCTCTACTTAATGAAACTGAAGATATGTTTGACGGGAAAGCATTAAATATTTTTGTAGCATGTACCGGAATTGCTTTGTAAAATTTAGTACGATCAATACTTTGTTTGTCACTTATATCTGGAATTATATCTCTAAAAGAATAGGCAGTCCTCTTATCAGTTGGTTCTCTACCATTAATAGTTCCATTCATAGATCTCTCATACTTAACAATTATAATATCAACAGTATAGTCGTCTCTATATGCTGCTCTAAAATTTTGTTGTGGAGACCCTATGCCAATTAAGTTTTCTAAACTCAATTTTTGATTTGCATAACCATAGATCCAATTAGTCCATAGGTCAAACAAATTCTTTATCTGAGAATCAGCATCCATCATAAAAGATAATTCCATCCCACTGAATACTGCACCATAAGCATACTTTAGATTCGGTGTATTAGTAATTCTATAGTCACCTGTTGACATTTGTAAACCAGGCATGGTCGCTTCATCACAATAAAGTCTAAGTAATTGTTTCGTAGAACTCAAATTAAATTGTGGATCCTTAGATAATTGTCGAATTAATTTTGGATTGCTATCTAGTTCTATAGTAACATCATAGAAGTTGCTACTACTGTATCCAGATTTTTTAAATTGTTCTTTAAATGTCGAATAGTTCGACATTGGCGCTACGCCAGATATTCTACTCATTGTGAAGTTTCTCCCCAGACTGCTGATTTACTATACTGTTGATACATATCATTCTTTCTAGTAACAAAACTTTCAATAGGAAGGAAGATAGATGTTTTATAATCTTCTCTATTTATTTTATAAAGAGGTGTTTCTAGTCCCGCTACAACATAATGATGGTAACACTGTTTAGGGAACCTAACCCTACCATTTTCTAATCCTAATATTACATTCATCCTAGACCTGTGTCTTAGATAGTGTAGGTTAGCACCAAAAAATTTTGTACCTGTACTTAGAACATATACAAGTGGAAACTCATCATAGAATTTCAACTTTGCAGCATATGTTGCCTTGTATTCAAACATATAAAGTTCACCCGGAGTCGGTATCATAGACTCCTCCATCTCAGACATATCTGAATACAGATCACCTGATTGAAATTTCATTCTTACTGCATCACGATACCAAGAATATGATCTCGGTTCATTACCAGCTAGTTCTTTTATCTCTTGAAAGATACTCATACTTTGAGTTCGTCTTCTGTGATTAACATAAATTTATAATTCCTATCATCACAAAATTCTTTTGCCGCTATCCATTTAGCTTGGTTTTTGGCATACTCAGTGACTTCATAGATATATTTTTTAGTCATTCTTTTCTGAACCTTAGGTTCTCTTGTTTGCTTTTTTGGTTTAACTTCAATTAAATACTTCTGAATGTTTCCATTAACATCCTTAACCTTTATATAAAAGTCAACAAAGTATCTATGTATCTTATTGTCAAGTGGTGATCTATAAGGAATAATAATCTCTTCACTACCCCACTCAAGTATACTAGGATTACCATCACAGTACTTCATGAATTTTAATTCCCATGAAGATCTATAAATAATATTACGGTAGTCCCCTCTATACTTGGCAGAATTTTTAGGAATGTATTTTCCCTTCAAAGTGTTCATATATAGCTATAGGAATAATCATAGAAATATTTATGACCGCAGCAAGTAAAAGTTATAAGAATGATGTAGTAAGCGGTGATCTATATTGGCCGGCTAATATAGCCGACACATTCGACTATCTAGAATTAGAGATGATACAATTTGAAGAAAGAAGTATAAGAAGATTTACACCGAGTACTCAAGTTCAGTCTAATACTACACCACAAGAAACAGCAAGTGGTGGATCATCTACACCAGTAAAACCTCAAGCAGATTTTTTCAGTAGTAAAGCAACTACTACATCATCGACTGGTAAAATATTATTACCAATACCAGATAATATTTCTTATACAGATGGTCCACAATGGTCAGATCAATCAGTTGGAGCACTAGGAAGATTTGGTGCTGAAGCAATCAACAATGCAATTGGTGGTGATACTGAAAATGTAACAGATGCAATCCAACTTGCTGCCCAAGCAGGAAAGATAGGAATGATTAAAAACATGTTGAATAAAATTGGTGTTGACCCAAATGCATTATCGCAAAATGTTGCTGGTAAAATTGCTAATCCATATATGCAGCAAGTATTTCAGGGAGTTGGATTGAGACAGTTTGATTTTAATTGGAAACTTGTTCCTAGAAATGAGAGAGAACAAAAATCAATTAAAAGAATAATAAGAGTGCTTCGTGCAAATGTAATGCCAGGATTTTCTAATTTTTTCCTTAGTGATCAAAATGTTGGTGGAATAGTTGATGTACTTTCTCCAGATTTAGTTGTAAAAAAAGGTGATAACGAGACTGCACTTGGAGGAGAGAGTAGTCAAAATACAGAAAGATGGTTAACTGTCCCAAATATTTTTAACTTAAAATGGAAATGTCAAGGTAGTGAAATAGAATCTCTACCAAGATTGAAACAATGTGTATGTAAAAATATTTCAGTACAATATACACCAGATGGCGTATGGGCAACTAGAATGTCTAATGGAAAACCTCAACCAATTGCATATAATTTAACGATGTCATTTGGTGAAATGTCTATTATCACAAATCAAGATGTTTTCAATGGAGGTTTCTAATGTTATTTGATTCAACACCAAATTTTTTATATCCAGACTTTAAAATAGCTGGTAAATTTAAACTATCTAAAAATTTATTTCGTAGAGTAAGATCAAGAGATAGTTTCAATGCAGTATACGCTTCTTCTAAACAATATACAATTTTACCTGGAGAAAGACCGGACTCTTTATCATTTAAAGCTTATAGAGATCCAAGATTTTTCTGGACAATTTTATTATTGAACAATATAACAAACATGAATACAGAGTGGCCTTTAGATGGTGATGAACTAGATACTTTTATACTAAACAAATATGGTACTGAGTCTGATGACCCAAGACACTGGGAGACCAATGATGTAAAAGATAGTTTTGGAAATATTGTTTTAGAAGGTGGTAACGTAATTGAATTGTTTACCAACAGTACTCAACAGAATACTGGCGGATATTTTCCAAAGATTTTTAATTCAGAAACTAATACATATGATCAATGGTCTTTTACATACATAGATTATGCAGAGTATGATTCTAACGGTACAATAATTGAAAATTCAATAATTACTAAAACTGTTACTGCCTCACAAAATCTAACAAAAGTTACTAATAGAGAATATGAATATGAATTAAATGAATTGAAAAAAATAATCTATCTTCCAACCAGAATAGGTGCCAAAATTATGGAATCTGAAATTGAATCTCTATTAGCTTACGATACTCAATATAAAATAACTGACGACGGATATAGAATTTCTGAACCAGTATAAAAAAAGGGGGTCCTAAGACCCCCTTCTTATTAGTCATCAAACTCAGCAAGGTTTGCGAAGAAACTCAGTGCATCATCATCGTCAGTTGATTCGCGAGGTTTAACTTCTTCACGAACTGGTTCCGGCGTAGAAGGACGACTGGGAGCAGACATTGTAATGTCAGGTGAATTAAATCCACGACCCTCAGACATATCCTGAAGTTCATTCTCTTCAGTCTCCATGTCAACACGGGGTTGTTTCTTAGTGTTCAATACCGTGTTCAAACGTTTCTGAAGTTCTTCATATGTTTTGAAGTTTGATGGTTCGGTGAAAGCAACTAGAGAATTAGTCTTAGCATAAACCGCTTCTAGTTGATCATCATCAAAGTCACCAAGAGTAGATACAGATGCAAACTCAGAAGAATCATAGTTCCAATATCCTGCAACCTTCTTGATCTTCAGTTTGAAATCAGCACCTGCCCAAAAATCAAATGGATTGATTGGAGTTTCATCTTCAAACTCTGGTTGCATAGCACCGATGATCTTATCATAGATCTTCTTACCAAACTTGAACAGGAATACTTTACCTTCGTTCTCAGGATGGAG